ACCCGGTGATTCAAAGATATACGGATGGCGGGGCAAAGAAACAGTTTCAATTTGCTTTCACCAGTCGGGAAGAATATGACCAGGATGCAAGGATTAACATTGAAAACAGTGGATTTTACCAGTCTTTTGAAGAGTGGTTGGAAACACAAGATATGGCAGGAGTACTGCCGGAACTGGGAGAAAACAAAATCCCGATTAAAGTAGAAACATTAAACAGCGGTTACTTGTACGATGTGGATGAAGAAAAAGCCAGATATCGTATTGAGTGCCGCTTAATTTATAGACAGGAGGTTTAAATTTATGGCAGCAGCAAAAGAAGTATTGGTAAAGCGGTCACAGCGAGTTGCGTTTATGGATACTGCATCTGCAGAAGGACCGGCAAGTTTTGAGCGAATGACCGGGTTTACAGCATTGACAAATACAAAAAATTCAAAAGAGTATTCCAGACAATATGTGGACATGGACACAGAAACATCAGATGTGGTTGGATATGCTCCGGCAATCGATTATTCATTTGACCGGTATTCAAACAATCCCGTACATGAAAAAATCGCGAAAATCCATGACGGAGAATTACTTGGAAATGATACGCACGTAGATATTGTGACGGTTGATTTATTTAAAAAGTCTTCCTCAGGTGAGAAGTATTACGCAACAAAACGTACTTATGCAGTAATTCCAGATTCAGATGGAGATGGAACCGATGCACTGGTCTACAGTGGATCCTTGAAAGCAGTAACAGGGCTTACAGTTGGAAACGTTACATTTGTTGGTGGAGATTTTAAGAAAGCGACCTTTGCAGAAAGCGCTTACGACGGGGAATAGAAAAGGAGATGAGCCTATGAGCCTATGGAAATATAACGATGTGGAACTTGATGTTGATATGGCGGATGCAGAGTTTCAAGAGAAGTATGAAAATGCGTTTGAGAAAATGGAAAAATCGGAAAAGACCATGAAAAAGGATGGAAAGATTTCTGAGATTACTCGAGCCTACTGCAGTCTTTACACTAATTTGTTTGATGATATCTTCGGAAAAGGAACATCGGAGAAATTGTTTAATGGAAGAGTTAATTCTGAACAGTGTGAGACTTGTTATGATTCTTTTATTAGTTTTTGCAGCAGTGAAGTTACAAAGATTAATAAGAAAAGGACACAGATGTTATCCAAGTACAGTGTAAAGAGGAAGTGATTGTTGTGAACTTTTTCTTTGAGGACTATCCAAAAACGGTGAATGTGTGCGGCGTAGAAGTGCCGATTGTAACTGATTTTAGAGAATATATCAAGCTTTTTGCAATGCTGAAAGATGAAGCTTTGAATGAATACGAAAAAATATGTTATATATCTCAATATTTTTTGTCGGAGATTCCGGATTTAGAGGGTGCGATATATGCACTGAATGAATTTGTGAAGATGAGTGACGCACGTCCAAGACAGAGAGAAAGCTCTGATCATGAAGTTTCAAAATCGCTTTTTTCGTTCGAATACGATTTTCCATTCATCTTCTCCGCATTTCTGCATGATTATGGAATTAATTTACGAACAGTGAAATATATGCACTGGTGGGAGTTTAGGATGTTATTCGATGGGCTGGCGGAGGAAAACGAAATCAAAAAGCGCATGATGTACCGCGGAATCGATTTGAAAACGATTAATGACAAAGATGAACGAAAACGTATAAGCAAGATTCAGAACTGCATCCGTCTGCCGGATGATGTGCTGACTGATTATGAAATAGGGGATGTGTTTGCGTAAGATGTTAAGAAAAGAACCATTGCTCCGGAGAGAATGGGTGAGTTGTCCCCATTGCGGTTGCAAGCTTGCCCTTGCGGATAATACGGCAAGATGCAAGGGGGTATATGTCAAATGTCGTGTTTGTAAAAAAGAAGTTGAGATAAGAAAATAAGCACTTTAAATTGAGCCTGTGAGCCTGTGCTATCCAAGAAAGGAAGGGATAGTATGGGCTACGATGGTTCGTTAAAATTTAATACAGAGATCGACGAAAAAGGTTTTAGCACAAGTATAAAGAAAATTGGAAACATTGCGAAAGGCGGATTAGCCGTCATCGGCGGAGCTGTTGCTGGTGTGGCTACAGCATTTGGAGTTATGACCAAAAACGCATTGGATTCCTATGCAAGCCTTGAGCAGAATATTGGCGGAATTGAAACGCTGTTTAAAGACAGTTCGCAAAAAGTAATCGATAGTGCGAAGAATGCATATAAGACAGCTGGACTATCTGCTAATGCTTACATGGAAACGGTAACAAGTTTTTCGGCTTCGCTATTGCAGTCGTTGGGAAAAGATACCGAAAAAGCGGCGGATTATGCAGACAGAGCAATCATAGATATGTCCGATAATGCCAACAAGATGGGCACAAGCATGGAGATGATCCAGAACGCCTATCAAGGATTTGCAAAGCAGAATTACACCATGTTGGATAATCTAAAACTTGGCTATGGTGGAACTGCATCTGAAATGTATAGACTTTTACAAGATGCAGCAAACTTGAACGAAGAATTTGCAAGCACTGCAAAATTTTCAATGGATTCAAAGGGACATTTAGAAGCTAATTTTGCAGATATTACAGAAGCGATTCACATCGTCCAAACAGAAATGGGGATTACCGGGACAACAGCAAAAGAAGCCTCAGAGACAATATCCGGTTCTATCGCATCTGCGAAAGGAGCTTTTGATAATTTTCTAAATGGAACTGGATCGCCAGAGGCTCTTGCAGAATCTATGGTGACAGCTGGGAAAAATGTGCTGAAGGGGTTGGGCGAAATTGTTCCGCGGCTCTTGCAGACGTTGCCGGAAGTGGGAAAGTTAATCCAAGAAAACCTGGTTAATTCATTGTCCGGAGATAGTATGCAGAAGATAGTGGAAGCAGGAAAAAACGCTGTCATGTCTTTAATAGACGGGATGCTTGCTTCTGTTCCGACTATCATTCCAGTTGCTTTGAATTTTGTAAAGCTTATTGCGGATACTGTTATAACAAACGTTCCCACATTAATTCAAAAAGGTTATGAATTACTTAGTAATTTGGTAGATGGATTTGTGAAAGCAATTCCTGCGGCGTTGCCGAAGATTCTTGATTTTATACAAGGAATCGGAGACAAACTTGCAGAGGCAGCCCCTGTGATGATTCAAAAAGGATTTGAATTGCTACAAAAACTGGTCGAGGGGATTGTGACCGCTGTTCCAATTCTGATAGCACGTGTGCCAGAAATTATTTCCACATTTGCGAACATCATAAACGATAACTTCCCTACAATTTTAATGAAGGGTGTTCAGTTGCTTGGTCAGCTCGCAATGGGATTGATTCAGGCGATACCAACTCTGATTGCGAATATACCAAAGATCATTCGCGCTATCGTTGATACGTTAATGGCGTTCCAGTGGTTAAACCTTGGGCGTAATATTATCAAATTTTTAGGCGATGGAATCGGAGCAATGAAAGATTTTGTCGTCAAAAAAGGATTTGAAATTTTAACCGGTCTAAAAAATACAATGATGAATTTACCATCCACGCTTGCAAATATAGGAAAATCTGCAATGCATGGCTTGGGAAATACGATAAGCGGATTAGTTTCATACGTAAAAACTGCTGCATTAAAAATTGCAAGTGGAATTGAATCTGCAATACTAACTCTTCCAGGAAAAATGCTTTCTATTGGGAAAAATATTGTTCAGGGTTTGTGGGATGGTATTTCTGATATGACAGGCTGGGTAATTGGCAAGATTCAGGGGTTCGGAGAATCTGTTTTAGGAGGAATAAAAGACTTCTTCGGTATCAAATCTCCGTCTCGATTGATGCGTGACGAGGTTGGTAAATACATGGCTCAGGGGGTTGGTGTGGGATTTGAAAAGAATATTCCAGTGAAACAAATGACTAAGAGTATGAAAAAAGCAGTAGGATATATGCAGACATCCGCACTACAGGTAACGTCTACGATGCCGGTATCTACGAATATTGCGACGAAGGCAGTTACAAACAATTACACGAACATGCAGATGGATTATAAAAAGATAAAGAAAGCACAGTTAGAGGCTAACAACGAGTCGAACGAACGGCCTGTTATTTTAAATGGTAGACAAGTTAACAGAGCATTAAAGGATGGAGGTTATCAACCAGCATGGTAATTAAATATGTAAATAGCATAGGGCAAGAAGTAAACTTGAATAAAATGCCGTATAAAATGCTTGTATCTGACATCCTTGATTATGAGTGGGAAGTGATTACTTCTTCAAATAAAATTACGGGATTTGGGTATAAAGTAAGAGAAAAGAAATTAAATATCGATGTGCATAAGAGCAAGTTAAATGGCGCACGAAAAAATATGAATACCTTGACGGAGGTATTTGAAAAAGATATTTTATCCGGTGCTCCTGGAAAGCTGTATATTAATGAACAGTATATGACCTGCTATATAAAATCTTCCGAAAAAGATAACTGGGAGACTGATCAGATTATACAGTGCGAGTATGGTCTTATCACAGATAATCCATTTTGGATAAAAGAAACAGAATTTAATTTCAAGATAACTGACATTACATCGACTGACAATAAGCGATATCCTTATAAGTATTCATATCGGTACGCAAACGGAATGAATAATGCATATATTATCAATCCGCATTTTACAGATGCGAATTTTAAGTTGAGAATATATGGACCGGTTGTTAATCCACAAATTGGTATTGGCGGATATATGTATCTTGTTAATATTGTGCTGGAAGAAGGAGAATATATCGAAATTAACAGTATGAAAGAAACGGTAGTGAAAGTAGTAGCGAACGGAGATCGTGAAAGTGTTTTTCATAACCGCGCAAAAAAGAAGAGTGTTTTCAAGAAAATCCCTTCCGGAAGACAGGAAATTGTTTGGCCAGGAACGTTTGATTTTGACTTGCTGATCTACGAAGAGAGGAGCGAACCAAAGTGTCAGAATTAAGATTTATTGCAGCTACTCCCTTTGGAGAGGAAATTGACTATATGAGTGAGGTGCGTGAGATGGATGTTGATTTAGGTGATACAAATGACTTCCAGTTGTGCGCCCAGCTAAGGGTGTGTAGTCAAGCCGGTGGGATTCCGGTT